CTACTGTTGTCGTGGAAGGTATTGTAATGGAACGATTTCGAAAATTCAGTATAATTTTCTTTAAATACATGTGCATGCATGATTTGCAATTGCTTCATAATTCCGCAAATCATATCTGCCGTAAACGGGATTTCTACATATTGAAACGATTGTCCATATATCAATTCGCTGTCTTCTAGTGGAGAAATAGAATTCGAAGTAAACGTGCGTGGAAAATTTGGTACAGAATGGCATAACCAGGAAATCGATTTCTCGTTCCATGCAACGATTCCTTTGCAGTGTCCCTTTTTTGTGTGAGGATCTCCTAGTTTGTCAGTTTCATCATTATAAATGACCCAGTTTGTCCACTCTTTCTTGCTATAGACTTCCTGTGAAAGCCAGGCGTCAATACTATCTTGCTTCTCAAAATGTCCTGTCCTCTCACTGAAAACGATACATTCCTTACCATGTGGTAGCTTGAGCGCGGTCTTTGAAATAGTATGAAGAGGATTGAAAACATTGATTGAAATAATAGACGAACAGATTCCCATGATAGAAAAGTAGCTTTTGAATGATACATTTCTATCTGTTGTTATTTCAATTTTTTGACCGATAAAGAATATGGATCAACCGATAAACCTTAAACGTAAACTGGCAACTGATCAATATCAATTACATTTGTTGGTATGTCTGCCAGTAAAGTTTTGCACCAAAATTGATTGAAAAATGGGTATCCTAACTGACTTTTTGGAACATGTTTATGAACGGTTCTCGCAATCATTTTGTATAACTTGAAATTAGGATAGCGTTCTTCTCCGGATTTTTTATACAAGACGTTTTTACCATTATCGTCCGTACACCATCGATACACAGTGGCTTGTAAACTATTGAATTTTTTGATATCTTCTTCTGTTGTTTCGTCGATAATAAAATCGTAAAGTGAACAGGCAAGGCGACACAAATCGAAACTGTAATTGGGTTCTAATCTCGGTTTCTTCTCATTTAAAAAGGGTTCACAATTGTACTGTGTATCGGCATCACCTCCTGGTGCGAAACTATCACTGCAAAATGTCTGACCATTGAATTTATAAATACTTCTTCCGAAATCAATAATTTTGTATATCTTCCCATAGGTAGGGACTTTGTAGATCTGGTCGTTGTATTTGTAATAAATATATTTTTCGGCTGTTTCATTGTACATAATATTGTTCGTATGTAGATCATTGTGTGTAAAATGAAACGACTTTTGATAGGCTATTAATATCATTATGATTTGGAAAAGTGCGGATGCTGACTCGTCCACATTGATTGATTTTTTCATAAATAGTTCGTCTAATGTTCCGTCGCAACGTTCTAGACAGATCAGTTGAACCGGGAAGTTCTTGACAAATGCAAATTGTTCTGTGTCGTCGTCTTCACCATCCTCATCCTCTGTTTCGTCTTCAGTATTCCATTCAGATGATTTGTTTTCGTCATCTTCATTGTCATCGTCCTCATCCTTCTCCTCCTCCTTATCCTCCTGACCACTCCTTTTATCTTCTTTTGCATTGTCTTCCTCATCACTGCAACTAATTACACTATTGTTTGAGCTTGAATATGTGCTAGTACTTTTCTTTTCGGATTTCTCGTATATAAGAGCATCAGCAATAACTGGTTCGGCTAACGGTTCTAATGTATCTGTAGTAATATCGATTATGGAATCGATTATTATGCTATCATTCGCCGAATCTCCTATAAGTAATTTTTGTTTATTACTTCGAGAACCAAAATTAGCAAATTCATCTTCATCTAACATAGTTGTTGTATATAATTTACCGCGGTTCTCCAAAAAATAACTAGATGTATTCAGATAATCCAAATCATCTGTTATATTTAATTTGAATTGTTCTTGAATTCCCAAATATGAACCAAAATATTCTACGGCATTGGAGAACCCGTGGTTTGTATAGAGCTGACCCGACAAAAAACAGAAAAAGTTATCAACATATGATGCGTTGTTTCGTTCTAATAGCTTAGGATGTACCGTGTCTTCAGTGCTATCTAACGTCGGCAAATTGCGAATAGTCTCGTCTGTACTTTTGTATTTACCTATTAAATATCGAATTGGATCTAGTAATGGGGAGAACTTGATAAAAAGCGGTTTCTTCTTCGTTTCTTTAGTAGAATGATGCACTACTGTGTTCAATGTTTTCATCGAATATTCGTGATTCATTGAAATGCTATTGTAATTTTTTTTATTCAGATCGAAAAACAGCTTGTAAATGGGATTGTATATTTGCAAACCTTTTATAGAAAATGGTGAGTAACTAGCAGTCGATTCTTCTTTGTGGAGAACCACGTCTTTCGCTAAAACATCTAAATCAATCGGTTTCGTTTTCACATAATGAATACTAAATTTAGGGGCTTCCTGAATACTCGTTTTAGACATAGCCTAAATGTAATATACGCTTTCTATATTTTTTTTATTTTATCAATATACGCACTTTATGCGTGCTTACGGGCAATCTATTATATGAACCCTTTATATAATAGATCTGAATGACATTAGAATTGAAGAAATTTAATATGAGAGAAATCACGTTTCGACCCGATGAGAACAAAGGGCCGGTTATTGTTATGATTGGGCGTCGTGATACTGGTAAATCGTTTTTGGTAAGAGATCTTCTGTTTTATCATCAAGATATCCCTATTGGAACAGTGATTTCTGGAACAGAAGCAGGCAATGGATTCTATGCTGCGCATGTCCCTAAATTGTTTATTCATGAAGAATACAATACTGTGCTCATTGAGAACATCTTACGTCGTCAAAAAACGGTTCTCAAACAGGTAAATAAAGAGATTGAGATGTATCGCAAATCGACAATAGATCCTCGTACCTTTGTTATTTTAGACGATTGTTTGTATGACCAAACATGGACACGCGATAAAATGATGCGTCTTTTGTTCATGAACGGCAGGCATTGGAAGGTCATGTTGATCATTACTATGCAGTATCCTTTGGGAATTCCACCCAATTTGCGTACCAACATTGATTACGTTTTCATTTTGCGAGAACCTTATTTGACAAATCGAAAGCGAATTTGGGAGAATTATGCAAGTATGTTTCCTACGTTGGAATCGTTTTGTGCAGTCATGGATCAAACAACGGAGAACTATGAGTGTTTAGTCATTAATAACAATGCAAAATCGAACAAACTGAACGATCAAATTTTCTGGTACAAAGCACAGGATCACCCAGAGTTCAAATTAGGATCGAAAGAATTCTGGGAGATTTCTAAAAATATGGCGGACGATGATGAGGATGAAGCCTACGATCCTTCCAAAGGGAAGAAGCGTAGCGGACCGGCAATCAATGTGAAAAAGAATAAATGGTAAACGTATTTATAGTTTGATTGGATGATATATCTTGTTTTCTAATACGTTCCGCGTATTATTTATAATATCGGATTTGATAACATCTAGCAATCTCATGCTGCTATCTGTTGTAACAATGCCACATAATTCTGGTAAAAATTGCTGAATAGTAAACCCGTACTCAATACACATATGTGGTAAAATAATTTCAAGATACCCTACATGAACATTATCAATAGTGTCAATTAATTTTTTCATATAGACGTTCGAGAATCGCATAATAACTGCGACTACGCCAATATTTTTCACGGTTTTGAAACCGCCCAAGGTAGGTCTCCAATACCAATCCAAACTTCTTGTTCCATATTCGCTAACTAACAAATCATAGTCAAATGGATCATGACAGCGAATAAATTCTATTATGCTGTTAGGATAATAAACATCATTCTCAATAACCCATATGTATCTATATTGATTGATCGCGTCGTAATTTGTTTTGAAATAATTAATGTACATAGAATGACCTAAGTGATCATACGATGTTTGGAGCTTTGGCATACTAATTATTGTAATGTTTCTTAATTGGATGTCAATATCAATATTTTGATTATTATCAAACAAAACAATAATACGATATTGATTCGCATTATTATCATTATCAATACGGTGAAGCGTATTAATAAATTCTTTGGTGAATTGATGTGTCAAGAAGATAATGCAATCCATTTATACGTAAATACAACACAGTTCCTTTATATTAGTACAGCTGGTTTAATCTCTTTCAGTTGATAAATATATTTATATACTGAAAAGATATGGGTAGCGTTTTGGTTATAAATCAATCGATAGACCTTAACAGTTTCCTTGCTTTTACTGAAATGTTATAATATTTTCGCGTTCCTTTAATAGTCTTAAATTCATTTGCGCGAATGTAAGCGGCATAAACACCTTTTCGGTTTATTTTACAAGTATTACGCGTACAAATAGGAAACGATTTGCGCGGTCCTAAAAAACATTTTTTTCCGCATGTCCGCATCATATTGGATCGTTCGCGGTAACTTGGCTTCTGTTTCGACCAATTTTTCAAAAAAGCGCCTCTACCATGTCGATGTGTTTTCAATGTTCTTTGTTTCATATGTACTAAACTGTTATTTATTATTGTGTCAAACCGTGAGACCTATAACTGTAATTACCAATGTGTAGTTACAGTTTGCATATATATTTATTAGCAAAATATATTTTAGAAGATGATTACATAGTATGCCGAAGGAACATAAACATAAGCACAAAAAGCACTGTCGTCATTATTATTACTACTATTACGATGACTATTTTCCCATTCTTCCCTTTTTATTCTTGATGAATCGGCGCTCTAATAATTATTACTACTAGAATTCTATGAATTCAGCTTGTGCTAGAATTCTATGAATTCAGCTTCAGCTTCTTCTTCATCTTCGTCTTCGTCTTCGGCTTCTTCTTCGTCATCACTGGGTTCTCGACTTTCGTTGATGCAAACGTGCGAAGTAAGTGAATTACGTTTTTTATAGAAGTTAATATAATTATCATCAAATCTAACTGTTTTGGTCGAGGCGTCGATTATTTTCCGACCAAATCTTGGATTGAATTCGTAGAATTCTCTCAACCGTCGTTTCAATTCACTTCTCGTTTTGTATCTAAGATTCATGTCCAACGAGTATTGACACGTCATATACATGTTCAAATATGGACGCATTATTTTCACTAATTTATCTTTTGGAAATTCCGAACTAATAGATACATTAGATCGCAGACAATGTATCATACTAAAAACGAAAGATTTCAGCAAATCTAAACTAGCGGTCTTCACGAAGTTCTCCAAATATATTTTTCGTATAAGAGGTTCATTAGAATCACGAAACTCCTTCAAATCGAAATTACACAGAAAATAATGATGCAAAAGCGGAGGCATCACGAAATCTCCCGTTTTTATAAAGAAGTAAATATTATACAGTGTCGACTTCTCGAAAGGGACATTGTTGTACGGATTCTTTACCGCTAATGGTTCACTAAAGAAATTTGGCGAGTGGCTCAGTGCCGTATTGATTATTTTCGTTAAATCATGCACTGTAAATAAATACAACTGGTCGTTCTGTAAAATAGTTATTACATTATATTGTGTTTGGTTTATTGGATTCAATATAAGATCCGTTTGGATACGTAAAGGCGAACGTCTTCGTTTAATGATATCCGCAAAACGAGACAGGGCTAGATAATGTCTCTGTAAGTTCGAAAAAGTAATAAGAAATTCTTCGCTAACTTCTGGCGTAATAAATATATTATTTTGAATGGTTTTTAAATATTGAAACTTGGTAGAGCGATGATGGGATGAGTTTTTAAGCGTACAGAGAAATATTTTCAAAAATACATTTTGTAGTGTATTTTTCGTTATTTCAACGTATTTCGAAAGAAATAAAGTAAATGGAGTGGGTGCTGAGGGATTCAAGTTTAATTCACACAACATAAGGTTCGGTATTTAAAAGAAAACTTTTTAAATTAGGCGAGTTATAAATATATAACCCGTATATATTTATATTAGTTTGAAATACCTTTACTCATCACTTCTCTTTCTTATCGAGAGTAGCCTTAACCAATAACTCGTTACGCAATTGCGTTGCCTCCGCATCTTCTACTTCGCGTTCCTCGAAGTTGACGGTTTCTTTCACGCCGATCAAGTTGCCGTCTTCATCAATGGTCTGAGTAAGTACGTTTCCACTCTTCTTAGCCTTCTCAATATTATCTATAATAGCCTTCTTCTTCGTTTCACGGACTCGATCTTCAAACTCCTTTTTAGCCATTTCCTCGTTCTTCAACTTCTCTTTATGCAGTGCATTCAACTCTTCCTCTAAATGTTCTACTCGACCAGTCTTATAAGCATCCGGATCCCATGGCATCCAAACGCCTACTGGGCCGACGAAAATGTCATGGTTGGGGTCGTGCTCACGAAGCTTCTTGCTCTTCAACTCTGCCTCTTCTTGTGTAGGGAACACACCGCGCAACTTTAGTCCGCGCACCGAAGTTTGAAACGCATGTTCGCGGCTGAATTGCTCGTTCAATTTCTCCTCTTGCTTATCCATAAAATTCTTGTAATCATCTTCAATGCCGCTTTTCTTTAGCTTATCACTTTCCTCCTTGACAAAATCATTAAAATCAGTAATCAAGTTCTCTACCTTCAAGTTGTATTTGAATGCAATGAAGTGAACAAAATCAAAATACCTTTCCATAGATTTAGAAAATTCCCATTGACTGATGAACTTGTCGAAAAGGAATACTTCGCGTTTCTTTAGAATCTTTTCTGGAGAAACGAATGAAATACACGCGAATTTTTGTCCAGCAATGGGTTGATCTTCGTCGCATAGGTCTACGTATTTAGGATTCGGTTTTCCATTGGGCAAATTCTTCTTTTCGAATGCAGACATGTTTAGCAATATATTGTTTTAGAAGCCATATATTTAAGTTCCTTTTTGAGATTTGATATTATGACAGATTAAGTTTTAGGATTTTCTGTATTAGTAGAAATAATTTCGTTTACTATAATATAGATCTAAAAATGAGTGCTCCCATGTTTGATTTCAACGAGCTTGTTAAGCGCGCTGTTAAATATTTGATCGAAGGTCTTGCTGTTGGTATCTGCGCTATGTTGATCCCTAAGAAATCGTTGAATGTCGAGGAAGTTATTATTATTGCGCTTACGGCTGCTGCCACATTTAGCATCTTGGACGTCTTTATCCCTGCTGCTGGCATTACTTCCCGTCAAGGCCTTGGATTCGGGTTAGGCACTGGTTTGACGGGCGGCTTGCGCGTTGCCATGTAAATCAGGAAACCGTAGGTTTCCTTCGAATCCTTCCCTTAATCTATATTAGAAATAGTTAATATTAATATGTTCAATACGAATATATTAATAAAGATATAATATTATTAGTATTTAAAGAAAAGGTTCAGGAAACCATAGGTTTCTTTATGAAAAATTATACAGAACATATTAGTAAAACTCTCCGAGTTCCTCGACACATTTCTCACGCAGGGATATTTTCAGGACAGTTCTTGCTAGCAGCAGCAATTATTGCGTTTTTCTACAATTACAAACGTTTAGCCATTTCTACAATTCTACTTTACACAACTACCATGATTTATTGGAACAAAATAGAATACATGAGCTTTATAAAAATTGCCGACATATCCATGGTGTTTATTGTCCTTTTCATGGTAACATTTATAGATAGTTATCGTTTCAAAAAGCATTTGCGGCAAATATGGTTGCTTACCCTTTTTATTATCGCATTCGTATTTACAACGAATGAATATGCGTTCCATTACGAAATAACCCCGACAAAAACAACTGAAACGCCAGAACATAATAATTTCGTTTCGGCATTAGGTTTACATTACACGTATCCTAATACTAGCGAACGCGAATCGGCATATTATTGGAGCTGCTATTTACATATGATTTGTTTGCACATTTTGCCGTCTACGGTTTGCTCTCTTTGCATCATTTATTCTGCGTGATTTTTTATGTAATTATTATTTATATGCCCGGAATCAATTTATTTTTCTCTACACCAGTAATCATTAAAACCTCCTTAGTTGTGAAGAATAATTCGCCCATTTTGAAAAGCAAAGGGTTATTTTCGAATAACTCCATGGTGTTCTATAAAAATCATAGTTTATCAACTGGAGGTGGCGGAACAGTGACAAATTCGAGAGCAAAGGCTCGAAGAACATAGCATATCCCTTCACGGAAGGGAAGATTTCCTAATTAGACACTAGGAAAAAACTCCCAATCTAAATCATTA